GACGAGTTCTTTGTGCGATTGCGTTAGCATCACGCTCGATCTGGAATAAGAGACCTTTAAACTTCTCAACGGACCAACGACCATTACTGTCGATGTCTAAGTCGAAGACACCAGCGGTAGCAGTGTTAGCAGCAGCACCTTGCTCGGCAACCTTGTAGATAGTACGGATAACTTCTCTGTTAATCTCAGCAAGTATCTCAGTACTTAGGATGTTAGCAAGTTCTGCTTCAGCGTTCAATCCGTGGATCGCCTTGAGGTCTTGAGCGAGTTCTAGTGAGTACTCTGCTTTTAGAGCTCTTGACTTGGCTTCAACGAGAACTTTCTCGATGCTGAATGCCATTTCGTTGAACTGGTCGCCAGTTCCTGATCCAAGGTTCTCAGCGTCTCCAGTCTTCATACCCTGACCTACATTGTAGCCAGTAGAGACTGCAGTACCAACAGGGTTAAGAAGTCCAGGATTGCTACCTGCTTGTGAGGTAGTACCCATACCTGCAACGCCGTCAGTAAATCCAGCTGTCTCGTCAAGACCATCGTCTTGTCCAGAGAATGCTGTATCTGCTTCGTTGTAGAAGGCTTCTGTTCCGCTCTGATTGGTGTAGCGTGAACGCATTGCGAAGATAAGTCCAGTAGGACCACTCATTGGTTGTACGCCAGCAAGATCATATGCCACCAAGTTAGGCATTGCACGACGTATAAGACTGATTAGAACAGGGTCGAAACCAGCAACTGGACCTGCGGGAGCTGCGTCGGCTCCGAATCCACCACCAGCACCAGCAGCGTTAGCGGCGTTGGTAGGTACGGCTTCTGTCAACATTCCGTTTGAGAATGCTGTCTGCTCTCTTAAAAATTGTTCTTGGTTTTCTAGCAAGACTGCGGTAACAGCTCTTTTATGAGAATCTTCGATCTTATCTAGACCATCATAATCGAGGACTGGTCCCCACTTCTCTTGCAAAGCTTCTGATTGAAACATTTGCTTGTTTTACCTTTTAGTGTTTTTAGTTTGAATTAATAATGTTAAATTCACTTCTTAGCTACTGCTGAAAGTGTTTTCAGATAGGCATTCATTGACTGAGAGTTATATTCATCAGCAACGTCAACGCCTTCGGAAAGGGTTTCAGTTTTTGCCTGAGGAGAGTTTCCTTTTGAAGGATAATAAGATTCCTTCAGTGTCTCCAGTTTCTCACGATATTCTGCGTCACTTTCAAACTCAACACTCTCTGCTAAGGAAGCAAGCTTCTCTTTTTGTGAAAGTGCCAAACCTTCAGACACTTCGGAGAATATCTCTTGAGCAACTGACTCTGCAAGTCTCTTGTTCAGTGAGATGTTCTTCTCGATCTGTTCGTTGAGTTTGGTTTCCATATCATCAAGTTTTTCTACCATGTTCTCAAGGACATCATATTTTTCTTCAGGGATTGATACATAATGATCTTCAAAAAGCTTCTTCATGCCGCTTAAGAATGATTCGGTCATCTCTGCCTTGAGTCCAGACTCTACTGCGAGCTGGTTTTCTGTGACCCATTCGTCTGCAACATATTCTAGGTAAGAATCAATACGCTCTGTAATACTACCACGAATTGCATCTACCTCTTCTACGAGTTTTTCCTCGTAAGATTCCTCGAACTGCTTTGTCATAGCCTCTTTAACTTCAGATACTTTAGATCTGAGAGCGGCTTCAAAGATTGTACGAGCTTTAGATTGGAACTCTTCACTGAGTTCTTCTCCATCAAGAAGTGCTTTAACGTCTTCTTCAACGTCAATTACTTCTTCTTCTACTGCTTCTTCTTCAGCAACGACTTCAGCAGTCTCTTCTGCTTCAGTTGCTTCTTCTTCAGCAACGACTTCTTCCTCAGTAGTCTCTTCTTCAGCAACAACTTCGTCTGTTGTTACTTCGTCTTCAGCGACAACTTCCTGATCGGCTTCGAGTTTCACTTCTTCTTCCTCTGGAACGTTGTTTAACTTTTTACCTACGGTTACGTCATCGGGTAAATTGCCTTCCTTCTTACCTTTACGGTTAGTAACTACATCCTTAACTTGCTTAAGGGTTGAACCTGGTGTTTTCAGGGCTGCTGAATTATCATCGGGTTTGTAGTTAGTTGGTGAAGGACCACCAAGATCTTCCCAAGATCCTGATTGACCTGCGACTGCTCCTGGAGCTAGTTTTTGCATGGGGTCGCCCGCACTTGCACCAGAATTGACTGCTGTCGAGGATTGCTTCGTGCCCGCTTCCATTTCCTGTAAGTTTTTGTCACTAGACATTTGAGTTTTCTCCGATTCTATGAGTAGAAATCTATATTTATTTATTAAAGTTAAAATTTGTAAGTATATAGCTTATAGTGAGTTTAAGAAGTTTTGGAATAATCCAAGTTTTTGTTCTTCCAAGTCTCTTGCTCTACTTGCACGTTCAATTTTAATTCTTGTTTCACTAGCGAGTCTTTCCTTTAGGAGTCCACCATCCCAAACCCACTCTTTTCCTTCCATAATACCTTGAACAAAGGCATCTGGAGCAGATGGATCAGCGACTATATCAGCAGCGGTTGCCAACATAAAGTCTTCACCAACTTCTTTGTATCCCTTAGAATTATCTTTTAAAGAACCAATACCACGAGAAGATACTCCTAGTGTTACTCCATCCTTCAAAAGTGATTCTGCAATCTTACCCATAGGTGTAGATAAGATCTGAGCTTTACCAACGAAGTTTTTGCCTTCCTGTTTAAGATCAGTGATCTTATGTGACACTCTATCGAGGTTTACGGTAGGTCCATCTGGGTGACCTAATTCACCAAGAGCACGTCCTTTTTGAACGTAGTCCTTGTTATACCTGCTGACTTCTTTCTCCATTATGTTAAATGGATATAACCGACCATTGCGGTTTACCATCTCACTTTGGAGGAAGACTCCTTTGATAAAAAGATTCTTCTTACCACCAACTGTTTCGGTGAGAATTTCAACAGATTCAATTTCTTCTCTAATGAGTTTCATCGGAAAAATAATCGCTTTATTTATTATTTATTGATTTACTCTTCGCCAGACTCATCAGCATCCTCTGATTCAACACCATTTACAAACGTAGTATTGATCTCTGGGCGAAGTGCCTCAATCTTTTCTGAAGATTTGGTGTAAAGGATGTCCTTAATTTTGTCACTCACTTCAGCAGGTGACGCATCATTTACAACCATGTCCAATAGTTCATCCATTGTCTTAAACAGTAATTTACCTATCTATTTAGACTAAATACGAATATATGATATAATGAGAAGAAAATGGGAATTCTCAACTACCTAAAAGAACAACTATGGAGTAGTGATCCTAAGTGGGATGAAAACTCATATCCTGGACCATTTACAACACGTTCTGATAATGATGACCAGATAGCACATCATGTCAATTGCTATATTGATGAAAAAGAAGTTGATTGTTTTACTGATCAATTAGCAGCAGATGGATATGTCTATAATGACGTAAGAGATTGGTATGAACGTACATGGTCTACCAATGAAGGTAAAGAGACTATTCAAGAAGTTTATAAACATGAATCTGGTGAATGGAAACAACTTATGATTGGATATGGTGATAGAGTCTTTTATGAAGAAAAAGTGAATGCGAAATAAGGTTTATCTATTCCAACCCCAAAGTGCAATAATTATTAGAGGGGTTAAACAATATTGGTTACCATATTCTGTTGCATGCGTTTGGAGTTATGCAAACAAACATGTGGATGGATTTGAACTGGGTGAAGTATTTTTTAAAAGAGAATATCCAGATAAAGTTCTAGAGAGAATGGATAATCCAGCAGTATGTGCTTTTAGTTGTTACGTTTGGAACCAAAAGTACAACTTAATGATGGCAAAGGCAATTAAAGATAAGTACCCAAATTGTGTTATTGAATTTGGTGGTCCTCAAGTAGATGCTTCTTGGTCAGAAAAATATGACTTTATAGATTCTGCTATTTGTGGTTATGGTGAATTAGCATTCAAAGAATTACTTATTGATGTAAAAAATGGAAACGAAATAAAACCAGTATATGAAAGAAAGCACCTTGAACTAGATGAAAATCAAGAAGGACCATATGAGAGTCCTTACTTAAGTGGTGTCATGGATAAAATTATAAAGGATAATCCAGAAGTACAATGGTCAGTATTACTTGAATCTACTAGAGGATGTCCACATCGCTGCACATTTTGTGAATGGGGTAATTGGTTTAATCAACTCCAAAAGATTAATATGGATATTGTAAAAAAAGATATTGATTGGATGCAAGGTAAGAAGGTTGGATTTGTAATGATGGGTGATGCTAACTTTGGAATATTTAAAGATAGAGATATACAAATTGCAAAGTGGTTAAGAGAAGCAGCAGATCACCCAGATTCAATTATTGACGATTTATCAGTACAGTATACTAAAAATCAAACTGATGCCGTTTATGATGTGACTGAGATATTCGGTCCATATGAAAAAAGAGGTGTGAACATGAGTGTACAGAGTATGAGTCAACCTGTACTAAAAGCGATTAAAAGACAAAATATGAAGGTTAATAAAGTAGATGAAATGATAGCAGGAGCAAGAGCAAGAAATCTAGATGTACATACTGAATTAATACTTGGTCTTCCAGAAGAAACTCTTGACTCATGGAAGGATGGAATGGCAATGGTTTTAGAAACAGGTTTTGATGGTCTAGATGTATGGTTGTGTCAACTTTTTGGTTCAACTGAAATGAACCTAAAAAAAGACTTGTATGGTATGGAAACTATACCTTGTGAAGACTATATCTCTTTTAGTAAGCATGACCCTGATGAATATCCAATTAAAGAGATATCTCAATTAGTCAATAAAACTAATACTATGACAACTGAGGATATAATTGAAGGTTATCTATTCTCTTGGATTATCATTATGTTCCATGTTAATGGATTTACTCAATACGTATCTCAATTCTACGACTTTAGAGAATTCTATGATAACATAATGGATTGCCTAGATAGTGATAGTAGTATACTTGGCGATCATTATCGTGGTCTTAAACAAAAGATCACAACTTACTTGACAACGGGTAAAATTAAAGGAAAAGAAACTGGACATACATTTGGAATGAATGGTGGTGCTGACTTCTTAGTATTTTGGGATAATAGAAATCTTGCATTTGATTTTGTAGAAAAAGCATGCAATCCTTCTAAAGAAGTAATGGATGTCCAAAGGAACTTATTATACAATCCTGAGATTGATTACCCAATTGAAGTTCATGGTCATAAAATATGGAATCCTAGATATGAGTCTGATAAGTGGGACATCTTTTATCTAAGAAGATCAAATCTACTTAAGAACAGATATGAATTAGTAGAAAAAAAATCTCTAGTTAAGGCATGAAAAACATCTACATGTTCCAACCACAGTATGCTGTGGAAATAAGAAAAGAAGACACCTACTGGTTACCTTATAGTGTAGGATGTTTATGGAGCTATTGTAGTCAGTTTAAAGATATTACAGATAACTTTGAATTAAAAGAATTTATATTCAGAAGAGAAGATCCACAGGATATATTAGATCGTTTAGATAATCCAGCAGTATGTGCTTTTAGTTGTTATATCTGGAATGAACGCTATAATTTACATGTAGCAAAATTAATCAAAGAGAAGTATCCAGATTGTATTATAGAATTTGGTGGTCCTCAAGGAACTAAACATTTACTTGAGTATGACTTCATAGATACCATTATCATCTCTGAAGGTGAAGAATCATTCTGTGATCTTCTACGAAAGATTAATAATAATGAATCAATTGAACGTGTTTATGCTAAGGAAAGAATTGAAGTCTTGGACTTCCCTAGCCCTTATCAAATTGGCCTTTTTGATGATATCATTAAGAATAATCCTGATGTCATGTGGGCTATGACTATGGAGACTAATCGTGGTTGTCCACATATGTGTACTTACTGTGATTGGGGTGGAATGACATATCAGAAAATTAAAAAGTTTGACCTTGAAAGAGTCAAACATGATATTGAATGGGCAGGTAATCACAATGTTGGATTCATCTTTAATGCTGATGCCAACTTTGGTATCTTTAGAGATAGAGATGTTGAGATTGCAAAGATGTTTAGAGCAGCAGCAGATAAAGGTAAATTAGAAGCAATCAATATTCAGTACTCTAAGAACTCTACAGAAGTTGTTTTTGAGATTGCTAAGATAGTTGGTGATATTAGTAGAGGAGTTACTATAAGTGTTCAGAGTATGAACCAACCTACACTTAAAGCAATTAAAAGGCAGAATATGAAGGTTAATAAAATATCTGAGCAGATAGAAAAAAGTAAAGAATATGGAGTTAAAACATATACAGAATTTATTTTAGGTCTACCAGAAGAAACCTTAGATTCTTGGAAGGAAGGATTCTCAAAGGTTCTTGAGTGTGGTCAACATGAATCCATAGATGTATGGTTCTGTCAATTGTTTGGCAATACCCAACTTAATAGCAAACTCTCAAGAGAATTGCATGGAATAAAAACAATTAAGTCAGAAGACTATGTTTCCTTTGGTAATGACAAAGATTATGATGGAGTTGTAGAGATCATTGAACTCATCTCTGAGACGAATACAATGAGCAATGACGAATTGATAGAAGCATATATGTATGGTTGGTTAATTGTTCAATTCCATATTGCTGGTTATAGTCAACTGATAGCAAAATACTTCCACTACAAATTAGGATTATCGTATAGAAGATTCTATGATACTTTATTTGATTATATTAGAAATGATGAAGGTATACTAGGAGATCACTATAGAGAGATATTCAGATCTGTTAATCATTACATGAAAACTGGAAAAATATTAGATGCTGGTAAACATGGTCACACTTTACATGCAGGTAGTTTTGCCTTTATGTTTAATAATAAAGATTATATCTTCTCTAAAATAGAAGACATGATTATAGATCAATCACCAATGATTGAAGAATGGACTAATATTCGATATCCAATAGATTATAATATTTTCTCAACACAAAGATCATTTATATTTGATGAGAATACGACATATCCTTATACAATCCGTTCCCATTATGACTTAAAGACATGGGAAGAAAAAGATACTGATTATCTTATTGATACTGAATTTAAAAATTTCGACAAAAATAACCCACATGAGGTCTTTATCTTAAGACGTAAAGGTCTACTTAAGAACAAGATGCAAGCATTAAGAAGTTATGTAAGGTTTAAATGATTCTATTGCCTCATCCCAAAGAATTCTGTGTTCATAATCTTTATTCTTGTCAATTAAAGCAATAGTAATAGTAAATCTCTTATCATCTGTAGGGTTATGAGAACTATGCAGAGGACCAACATTAATAAGACTAGAAGTACCAACTTCCACTTCATGTTCGATAGTGGATTCCTCTGGTCTGGCAACTAATACTTTGCCATGATAATGGTCATCTGTTCTATCACCACCTGCTCTTGGATCTACAGTGCTAACTTCAAATGCTTTATCTGAAGACCACCATCTCATAGTACTTCCTTTAGCACCTATTTGATAGACTATTTTTGCCCAAGGCCAATCACCAATATTATCAGAATGCACAATACCGTCCTCATGTGGAGGAGTATAAAAGAACTCTATCCAATGAGAACTATATCCCATGCTATTCAACCACGGGAGAATTTTATCATTACCTAAATCTTCAAATTGTAGTTGCTTATGGAACTGCAACCATCCCATACCTTTAGTTTTATATTTTGATACGTCTATGTTTGGAAGATAATCAGGTATATTTAAAAACCTATGATAATCTATTTTCAGAACCCCCTAGACGCTCATCAAAATCTTGAATATTTTCTGATCCACCTACAGAGAATGGATTGTACTTAGAAGTTGCAATTTTATACATCTTCTCATGAATTGTTTCTTCTTTCTCTTCAGTTGGACCTTCATAATCCAACCCATCTTCTTCATCAGTAAACCAGTTTGCTACTTCTTCTTCTGCTCTTGGTGTCTCTTCTTCAACTGCATTCATCGCAAGCATTTCAGCGTCTAACTCCGCTCTACGTTCAGGTGGTGCATACTTATTATCATTAGTTGCTATTGGCATAGAATCCAATGGATTTGCCAATTCGTTAATCACACGATTTAACCATGTTGTACTATCTTCTTCTTCGTGTGATTTAGTCATAAAAGAAAACCAGTTAGATGGATTTAGTGAGGTCATAATTAGGTAAGTGTTGGTGCTTCAGGATCTAGAGGGGTTTTACCAGATGCTCCGTTAGTATTATCTGGAGACATACCGCCCATAGGTTCCATTGGTAATCCTGTCTCAGGATCAATAGGAGCCATTGGGTCTGGTATTATACCCTGTTCTATCTCTTTTGCAATCAATTTGTCTTGTTCAATAATTTCCTCATCAGTCTGACGAAGGAACTTACGTCTTACATAATCTTGTGAGTAGTACTTACCAACATAAGGTTCTGCAGTAGCAGCAATATTCAATCTCTCTGTCATTAGTTCTGCTTCCTTCAGTTCAGAGAAGTGGTTATCATATAAGAAGTCATATTGAATATGCTCCTCCATAATATCCCAATCTTCTGGAGTTACAAGATTCTTAAGTAGGCATTGAGTCTTCAACATGTCGTTAAACATTCTTGAGAATCTCTTACGTAATCTACCTACAAACTTAGTAAACTTAAGTTCATCTCTAAGGATCTCTGAAGACCTTCCAAGGTTAAAACCACCTTCACCACCTTGTCTAGACTCAGGTACGTTTAAAGATCTATACAACTTCTGTTGGAAGTATTTGATATCTGCTAGTTCACCAAGATTCTGACCACCAGGAAGAGTAGTAATCTCTGTACCACGTCCACCTTCTCTACGAGGTAACCAGAAGTCTTCAAGCATACTCATAAACTTCTTATCATCTCGGATCTCACCTGTTCCAGCATCATATACCAACTTGTTACGATAACGCATCATAACATCACGTAGGTATTGCTCTGCCTTCATCTTAGGAAGATTACCAACATCAATGTAGAATATTCTTCTCTCAGGTGCTCTTGACAGTCTGTAGATAACAAGAGAGTCCTCAATCATTCTTAATTGGTTGAGTGACTTAATTGCTTTGTGTAGATAAGATAATGTTGTTCCCTTGTTCCTATCAACTAATCCAGATGTACAGTATGAGATTGCATCTTTTGCAAACTTAACTCCACCACCAGATCCTTTGCCTGGTTGTCCACCATAAGGTGCTACATTCTGTTTTGGATTATATACAAAATACTCTTTAATATTTGGGAACGGTGAGCTCATTGGATTGTCACGTCCATCCTGTGTCTGAACACCACCACCTTTATCTTTTTTAGTTATTGATTCACGAACATAACGCATCTTCAGTGCATCAATATATCTCAACTCTTGAATCCCATCATGAGGATTCTTTAAGTCGATTACTTTATGGTAATATAATCTTCCATCAACATACCAATTCCTATAAATCTCATGACACTTCTTATCAAAGTCTAGAAGTTCAAGAACAGTTTTAAATTCTTCTCTTATTTTTTTCTTTAAACTATCTCCAGCATTTAGATTATCTAAGTCTATCTGAACAGGACTGTCGTTTAAATCACTTACGATTGCTTCATTGACGATATCTTCAATAGCACCATCACATTCTGGATGGAGTGCCATCTCTCTATATCTCTTAATGAGATCATATTCGGTTTTATAGACCCCTTCTATATCTACATACGAACCAAAAAATCCACTGGTAAGATAGTGATCAACCCCATCCTCGTTTGATTGAGGTATGGGGGATACTACGCCAGGGGATTTCTTACTTTCGTTATCCTCAATAGAAAAGCCGAATAACTTAGCCATTATATTGTCTTAATACTGTGTATCTATTTATTATACCACAGCAATACCAGTTTGGTCAGTAGCCTCTGCTTGCCAGTACTGTACTTGGAATTCAACTGTATATTCCTCAATGGTATCAGAAGTATCGTATGATAGATCTATCTGAGATACATTGGTTGGGAATATATCGAAGAACTTATAAGTCCTTAGAGGTTGTACGCTATCTGCATCAGCGTTTTCTGTAGAGAATCTTGATTGTCCTCTACCTAACTGATACACGTAAGCATCGGTCATGTATGAAGAAGGGTTAGTAGCACCAGTGTTGTTATCCAACTTACTGATCTGATTCATCCACTGCTCAAATGATGTTCTTAGTTTGAAGTCCTCATCATTAATGATGGTTGTAGTCCAAGTATCGAAGGTTCTGTCTCCAGCAACCTTTAGAATACGACCTCTAAACGGAACGTCAATTTGTGCAATATTAGAAGCAGGTAATGCTGCTGCCTTACACAAAAAACTGAAGGTATCATCATCCCATCCAGATACGAATGATGGGAATGTTGGAATTGATACTTCAAATAAATTTGGTCTTGCTGCACCGCCTAAAAGTTTTGCCTTAAAGTCGGTGATAGTCCTGATTTCTCTTGCCATTTTGGTTAGAATCCTCCTTAGTTATTTAATCAATCAGTATCAAACTCTACCAGCGACTTCTTCAAAGCTAACACCAGTACGTGTAGCAACGAAGGTCAGGGTGATGTAGTTGATCGACTTCGCAGGCTTCAGGAAGATGTCTGCTCGGAATTCATTATTATCAATTATGTCTGGAGTGTTGTTTGTCTCATCACAAATAACCAGATAATCGTAAATACCACGTTTTGCTTGAACATCACGTAGGTATGGTTCAACGATGTTAACGAAGTTTGCCCTCGTTACCTGATCGTTAAACTCGAAGAGTTGTGCCTGTGCTGCTCTTTCAAGTGCTTGCTCAACTGTCAAGAATAAACGACGAACGTTAATTCTATCAAATGCGGAAGCATATGCTAATGCAGTCTTATCACCGAAGAGAATAATTCCAGTTCCAGGTGTATTAATTATTGAGTTAATACGTGAGGAGTAAAGAATGTCTCTTTGTGCTTTCGTTGGGTTGTATGCAAGTTTAATTGCATTCTTAATTACACCACGCTGCTGTCCAGCAGGTGAGAACCAAGGATAAGCAACTAGGTTTGTACGACACATCAATCCAGCAATATCTGGGTTGCATGGAAGGTAACGGAACTTGTTATTGAACCTATCGTAAGTATACTTGTAACCACTGTCAAAGATTGCATAAGAAGAAGAACTTAGTGGTCCAAAGAACTCAACTATGTTACTAGTTTGAACGATTGGGTCAGTAATGTTAACTACTGTTCCTTTGTGTGGTGAGATAACAGTCACACAATCTTTTCTAGACTCAGCAATACCAATTAGTTTGTTTGCTTTTGCCTGAGTATCATTGAGAGAATTACAGGAAGGTCCCATCAATAGGTAATCAACCTGAACCTCATCTTTATTATCGAAGAGGTTATAAGCAGTAATTAGATCTCCCAATTCTGCCTTAAGTCCACCAGCAGAAGTGTAATTCTCACCGTTTGTTAGTGAGTATGTTACCTGACCAACAGAACTAAATGTATTATCTTTAGCAACTCTGTTCCAGCGTGTGGAGTTTTGAGTTAGTGCATACCATACAGTTGGTTGATCCGAATCCCCATAAACTAATGCTCCACTAGACTTATTAAAGTAAGTTCCAGTAGGGAATGTATTATGGAAGGTATCGTTACCTTGTCCTTGGTTAGCACCTGCATAGATGTAATTCGAGAAGTTGGCAAGATAAGACTTGTACCATGTCTTCTGTGGTGCATTTGCTTCAGATACAGCATCAGTTGCCTTAGATAGGTTCAGATGCTTCTCTAGAATATTACCTCGGATACCAGTTAGAGTACCAGCATCATCAACAATAACAACGTGAAGTTCATCGTTCCTACCACCTCGCTGTGCTGTGTAGTTTGAGGTTCCAGGTTTAGGAGCAATACTTCGCCAGAATACTTTAGAGTTATCTAATCCAAGGGTTTGGTTATTGTACCAATCATCAACACCAGCAACTAATACTCTGGAGTTTGTTCCTTCAACAGAAACAACAACCTTATCATCTCTAAGAGATACTGTGTTTAGTTTGATGTCGTCAGTAATTGATGTACCACCAATTCCTGCACCGTTAATGGTAATGGTTGTTCCAACACCATATGCTTCGCCAGGATTTGTTAATGATACAGTTCCAATACCACCAGTTGCATCTCGGAATACTGTAAAGACTGCTCCTGTACCTTCAGCACTTGTACCTGTTAGGTTAGTGTAAGTACCACTAGAAGCAGATGGAACAGTAGTTGAAGATGTAAGTCCAACTGTATTAATCTTACCTTGATTTAGATCATAACCACCAACGTATGTACCAGCAATGGAGACTGTATCAGTTACAGTGTATCCAACACCAGCATTTACAATAACTGCAGAAGCAACACCACCATCTGTACTGTTTCTTGTAATAGTGAATGTAGCATCAGCACCACCGCCGTTAGTAGTACCACCAACTCCAATATAAGATTGGTCTTGCTGACCATTAATCTGAGATGAAGTGGTTATTCCAATACTTTGAATCGAGTCTTCGGGTGACATTACATCGCCGTCAGAGTCAAGAATCGTTAATCTTTGGTCTTTTAAGAACGAAGCATATGCACTATTTTCTGCATAGTTTACATATGTTTCCTTTCCAGGTTCCGTGCCACCAGTAGATACCCTGGATCGTATTTTGACCGTTAATGAACTAAATGACGTTTCTGGAGCGTTAACTATTTGAGTGATAACACCCTTAAGATAACCTTGGAAGACAGAAGTGCTTCCTGCACCAGGAATTATTTGACCACTAATGTCAACCGTTACACCGTATCCAACTTGAGCACCCATATCGGTTACTGAAGTTGTTGCAATACCAATGATCTGGTCTCCTAAGTCATCAATATAACAAACCTTTAGAGAATTTCCCCACCGTCCTGGGTTTTTTGCTGCATATAGGAAGTTCGACGCTGCATCTATGTAATTAGTGTTATAGTCGTCAAAGTTCTTAATCTTTGTACCTGCTATAGAAGAAGTACCTACACCAACGTTTGAGTTTGCGAGGTTATCGTCATCGGTACGTATTACCTTAAGCACACCACCATAGGAGAGGTATTGTGATGCTGACATCCAGTACTCATACTGGGCATCGTCATCATAAGGCTTACCGAATGTGGTTATCAGATCCTGCTCTGTAGCAATATTGATCGGTTCTAATACGGGACCAATTTCAAAAGGTCCAGCAATACCTCCAATATTGTCAAGAACGTTTTCCGCTCTACCTACCGTTAAGTCAACTTCTCTAGTCAGTACACCAGGAGATAATTGAGGAGTGGCCATGTTCTATGTCTCCAAAAATTCTCAGTTTTGTTCTAGAGATATTTATTAAAATATAACTTTAGAAGGGGTTCCTACCTATATTCCCACATGTATGACATATCACCATACTCATCAGTGAACCATCTGTCTCCAGTAGAGTCTACAAAACTATCTTCATCTAACCCATTCTCAATAAAACCAAATGGAGCCATATCCTGTTCTATTTGATTCTTTTGCTCTTCATATAACCTTCTACGCACATCCTGATCTGTAATCTCTTTAAAATAATCTTGTTCGACTAACCATGCATATATGACAAGACACATTGCTAAGTCATCATTACATCCATCCTCTGCTTCAAATGAATTTCTTTTCTCAATAAAAGTAGTTAATTCACTAATAATCTCATAATCCTTGAATATTATTTTATCCGATTCTATTAAAGTCTTTAAGTTTAAACACCCAACCTTTTTAACCGTCTTGGACATCTTAACTCCAAGTTGAGTCTTTTTACCAGAGAATCCCTGACCTACAACTTGACCTGCTCTACCTCTCATAGAACACA